ACATTCACCAACATCACACTTGGAGCATTCAAGTACGGCGTTTTGGTTCCAGTCAGCAACGAGCTACTAACAGACTCAACCCTGAACATCCAGAGCATTATTGCCGAGCAGGCTGGTAACGCACTTGGATTCATCTTGAACAACGAGCACACACTTGGAGACGGAACCGACAACCCAAACGGTATCGTGACCGCTTCTTCCGAAGGTGTAGTCGGAGCGGGTACAACCCCAACCGCCGACGAAATCATCGAGCTAGTGTTCTCAGTTGGTCAGGCTTACCGTCAGCGTGACGCTGGCTTCATGGTGAGCACTCAGGGAATGCAGGCACTGCGTCAGCTAAAGGATGGCGACAACCGCTTCCTATACGAGCTTCGTGTTGGTGAGCCAGATCAGTTCATGGGCTTCCGTGTAAACGAGAATGTTCACATGGCAGCAGCAGCCCCAGATGCAAAGAGCATCTTGTTCGGTGACCTAGCTAACTACAAGGTTCGCCTTGCAGGTGGTATTCAGGTAGCTCAGAGTGCTGACTATGCATTCAACACCGATGTCACTACCTTCAGGGTTATTGCCCGTGCAGATGGTGACTTGGCAAACGCTGACGCAGTGAAATACTTCATCGGTTCAGCAGCCTAAGTAAATAAAGTTAGAAACCCGTGGCTTGGAGGTTGGTCACGGGTTTCTTCTTTAAGTAAGATATAGGCATGAAACCTCTAGATGGAAAAATACTTTTATATTCGAACAGCCCGCAGACACAAAGCGGTTATGGTCGTCAGGCAAATCAGCTAGTTACCCGAATGAAGAAAGCGGGAGCGGATGTTGCGGTTGCTTGTAACTACGGCCAAGAGGGTGAAATCGGCGAATACAAAACCCCGCACGGTTCAATTACTCTCTACCCAAAAAGCTTTTCGGGATATTCGACCGACATGCTTCCAGTCCACTTCAAGCATTTCAATCTAAACAGCGACAAGCCTTCGATGCTCATGACTCTTTATGACACTTGGGTTCTTCACGAGAATAAAAAGATTGACGAGTTTCAGGTTCACTCATGGACTCCCGTGGATCACTCAACCGTTCCCGCAGGGGTTAGAGCTTGGGTGAAGAAAGATAATGTTAGCCCGATTGCTATGAGCCCTGACGGTCAAAGGCAAATCAACGCACTAGGTTTAGATGTTCCCTATATCCCGCACACTATCGAACTCAACACTTACAAACCCGGGCAGAAGATTGACGGGGTTACGGGTAGGCAGTGGTTAGGGGTAAAGCCTAATAACTTCGTGTTTGGGATGGTTGCAGCTAATAAAGCTAACGCAGGATTAGTCCACAGAAAAGCCCTATCCGAGAACTTCCAAGCGTTCGGGCAACATATCAAGACGCACCCTAATTCAATCCTTTACTTACATATGGAAACCAGTGCTCAAATGGGTGGCTTCGATGTCATGCGACTCTTGCAGGTTAGTGGTATTCCGCCCGAGAATGTAGTCTTTCCCGACCAAGTGCGACTCAGGTACGGTTTCACGGATGTCGAGATGGCAGCAATCTATGAAGCTTTTGATTGCCTACTTGCCCCGAGCTACGGCGAAGGTTTCCAAGTTCCCCTGATTGAAGCTCAGGCGGTCGGCGTTCCAGTTATTGCGAGCAACTACACCGCACCGAAAGACTTGGTTAGCGAAGATTCGATTCTCATAGACGGGCAACCATTCTGGGATGAAAAGCAAGCGAGTTTCTATCAAGTGCCTAATGTTGGTTTGACTATTCAAGCCATGAGCAAGATTGCCGAAGAAAGAAAGATTTCAGAAGCTTCTCTAAAGTTCGCTAAACAGTTTGACGCTGATCTAGTGTTCGAAGAGAAGTGGCTTCCATATCTTCAGGAAAATCTAAAGTAAACTAGAAACATGGCAATAACAAATGGTTACATCGAGCTAAGCCTTTTGAAGAGCTCGCTTCAAATTGACGACACGATTCTAGATGATTTTCTAGAGTTAGCCATCGAGGGAGCTTCAAGGCAGATTGACGCAGCATGCGAAAGAGTTTTCTATCAGTCAGACGCAGAAACCAGAATCTTCACGCCCCGGGATTCTTATGTTGTTGAGATTGACGACCTAAGAAGCGTTACCACTATCAAGACTTCAAGCGATGCTGATGGTTCTTTTGATGTCACTTGGCAAGCTAAAGACTTTCAGCTAGAACCCCTGAACTCTAAAGCGGGCGGGATTGAATTCCCATCCACTCAGATTAGAGCGGTAGATGATTATCTCTGGCCGATTGATGGCGAAGAAGCCACGGTGCAAATTGTAGGAGATTGGGGTTGGGATTCAATACCTGCTCAGATCCGTCAGGCTACTTTGATTCTCTCTGCTCGATTGTTTGAACGCAGAAACTCACCGCTAGGGATTGCAGGGTTCTCAGACATCGGAGCAGTTCGAGTCTCACGCTTTGACGCTGACATTGAAAACCTAATCATGCCGTTCAAGAAAGTGAGAATGGCTTGAACATCACCGCAATCAGAAACGGTCTTGAAGCAAACATAGAAACAATCAGCGGGCTAAGGGCTTACTCAGAGATTCCAGATAACCCGGTAACACCATGCGCAGTTATCACGCTGAACAATATTAGTTATGATCAGGCTTTTCAAAAGGGCTTGACCGAGTTCGCATTCAACATCACCGTAATCGTTGGAAGGTTCTCGGTAGTTCAGGCTCAACAGAATCTAAATGACTACGCTAATAATGACGGCGATAAGTCAATCAAGACCGCCATAGAATCAGACCGTTCACTCTCAGGCAGTGCAGTAGATGTCCGAGTTGTGTCAATGGACTCAATTAGTGCATTAGACTTAAATGACGGAAACAACTATCTCGGGATGGAGTTTTCCGTCACCGTTTACGCAGAATAAAGGAGAAACAAATGGCGAAATTCGTCACTAACGATTACAGCATTACGCTGGGAACAACCGACTTCTCAAGCTCACTAAACTCAGTTACCCTTGATGTTTCAGTTGAAGAGCAAGAGACCACCGCTTTCGGCAACAGCAGCCGAACAAGAATCGCAGGTCTAAAGGATGCAAGCATCTCTCTAGACTTTCACCAAGACTTCGGTGCCGACTCAGTTGACGCAACTCTTTGGCCGCTACTGGGCTCAACAGTCGAGTTCACAATCTTGCCAACGAGCGAAGCAGTTTCAGCAACTAACCCAAGTTACACCGGAACAGCCCTAGTAACTCAGTATCAGCCATTCGCTAACGCAGTCGGCGAACTAGCTACCTTGAGCATTACTTGGCCAGTCACCGGAGACATCACTAGAGCAACAGCATAAGGATAAGAAAATGCAAATAAACCTCCAAACCAAATTCGAAGACGACTCCGAGAAAGTAATCAGCGCAGGCGCAGCCGATCTAATTGCTTTTGAAAGAGAGTTTGACCTTAGTGTTGCCAAGCTTCAAAGTGAAGTGAAACTAACTCACTTGCTTTATATTGCTTGGCACTCTGAGAGTCGCAACAAGGCAACAGCCTTAGAGTTCGAAGAATGGACTAGCACAATAGTTTCTATCCAAGCGACCGACTCAAAAAAATGATTGCGCTGGGTGAGGAATCCTTTCACTGGAAACTCGCCCATCTCTCACACGAGTACCACATCGCTCCAAGTGTATTGCTCCAAGAGTCCCCGAGGATGCTTTGGACAATGGAGAGGTATCTTCATTGGAGAGTTACTCAACAGGAGAACGCCAAGCGTAAGCGGTGAAGCCCCTGCCCCTAAAAAGGCGGGGGTTTTCTCTTTAGTAGAATATAAGGGTTAGGAGTTCTCTTGATTACATTAGGCAAACAAACCAAAGTCACGGGTTTAGATCGTGCCGTTCGGGAACTCAACAAAGTGGACAAGGACATAATCAAGCAACTTCGTAAAGACATGAGGCAAGAATCAAGCCAAATCTTGAAAGAGATTGTTTCTGAGGTAGATGTTCAAGCACCTATCAGCGGAATGCGGGGAAGTCATAGAACAGCATGGAGCGGGGTCAAGGGAGGCTTCAGCTTCCGCCCTAACGCCCGTTCTAAGGCTGGCGGGTATGTTCCTATCATCAACATGACTCTCCGCTCTAAGGGCAAGACAGCCGGGTTTGAGATTGCTGAAATGGCGGGCAGTAAGAACCTAGCCTTTTCCAAGAACAAAGCTCGGGGAAGGCAGTTCGTTGGAATCCTAAAACAGCGATCAGGTAGCAACTTCAAGGCTGGTCGTTTTGGTTATTCAGAGTTTCTAAAGAGAAGA